GAAGCACCTTTGAACCCTGATTTATAAACGGCATACGGATATTGAACCTGTGGAATATCACATTCAAATTCAATATCCGTAAGTTCAGCCGTTTTCAGTATGTTAATTTGTCCTTCATCAATCAATGTCAGCGTTTTATTCGCATTATTGATTTTAATTTGCAACTTTGAAGGGGTTACGGGCAAAAGGCATTTATCCAAATAGAAATCATATCCGCTTCTTGCCATTACTCATGCACCCCTTCCGCCATAGTATCAATAGCTTCATTTACTGCATTTGTCAAACCGTCGATTACGCCATCTAAATCCATACCATTATTCACGGTATTTTGCATACCGGACATATCAACATTGATTTCAGCAGTAGTGAATCTGTTTATAGTTTCTTGTTCGGCAATATCACGCAAATACTTCAAATCTTCTTCCGTGATTTCCATAGAATCAGCAATGCTTCCGGTGTTTCCGGCAATATCATCAACCCCGCTACCAATACCAGCAAGCCCCGTACCGTATTCATCAGCACCGGGTACATTGGTATCAAACAGGCTTGCGGGATCAAAGCTGGAAATGCTTTCATCAATACCTTCACCGAAGGAATAACCAGCATCCCACGCCGCACCATATTCAAACCGTCCTAACTTCATATCATCAGCGTTCATTTTCGCCATGATTTCTTCACCCTTGCCGAAGGTTTCATCAACCCAACCGCCAAGAGAATCACGCCAACCCTGAACACTTCCCGCAAGGTCAGAACCGAAGATTGCATCAATAGCCGAAGCTAACGCTTGAAGAATACCTAAAACGGTATCTGCCAAGCCAAAGAATAACCGACAAACCGCCCCTATTGGATCGGTGAACACATTGCCTATGAAATTTGCAACTTCCGCTACAAGGTTGTAAATCAGTACGAATACATCAACAACCAAATTCCACAAGGCAACAAAGATATTACCGATAAAGGCAAGGGCAACCATGAACGCACCGCAAATAATACCCGTTGCAGAAACGGAAGTTCCGGCAAATTTATTCACCGCTGCAACCGCTGCATAGAACAGGGCAATCAATGCGATAATAAGAACGATAATCCACACGATAGGGCAAGCGTACAATGCAGCGTTCAAACCGTACTGTGCGGCGGTTTCTGCTGCCGTTGCTGCTGTCAATGCTCCGGTTGCTGCCAAATGGATCATCTGTGCAACAGCCATTGCCATGTGAATACCTTTGCTGATTGCCTGAATAGCGTTTACCGCAAGCTGCCAACCGTAGTACACGGCAAGGGCGGCTGCAACACCATAAATGATAGGCGATAGCCACGACCAATTATCAGCAAGCAGCGTTGCCGCACCAACCAGCAAATCAAAGATTTCAAGGGCAATCCCCGCAACAACTGAAAGGGCTGAAACAGCGTTTTCCACCATCACATTAAAGGCTTCACTATTGGCAATTTCATTCATTCTTTGCAGAACAGGCGTAAACGCCATCATTGCCGTATTTTCAATAGATTGTCCGATCTGTGCGAAGGTCATAGGCATTTGTTCAAATTTTGCGTTGGTTTCATCAGCCGCCGCAAACATAGCGTTTTTCACAATTTCAGCGGTAATTTGTCCTTCCGCTGCCATATCCTTCAACTGACCTTTTGGAACTTCCAAATAGTCAGCAATGGATTGAATGATATTCGGGGCTTGTTCAAGAATACTGTTATATTCTTCACCCCTTAAAACGCCCGAACCCATAGCCTGTGTAAGCTGCAACATTGCCGCATCAATTCCGGCTGCTTCCGTTCCCGCAATCGTGAACTGCTTGTTAAGCTGTTCGGTAAAAGCGATAATTTCAGCAGAAGAATCAAAGGCATCACCCGCCATAAGCCCCAACTTTGAAACGGCATCAGCAGTTGTTTGATACGCACCCCTTGACCTTTCAGCCGAAAGGTAAATCATATCTTGCAATTCTGCCGTTGTCTGTAAACCGTCATTCATCAGGTTCAAACGGGCGGTTGTAGAAGTCAACTGATCTGATAAGTTCAATGCAGAAGTAACGGATTGGATTGTTACATAAGCCGCAACCGCACCCTTTATCATATTCATCAAATCGTTTGCTTCATTTGTACCCTGTTCAATCGCTCTGTTAAACTGCCCCTGTTCCGTGGTATTATCACGGATATAGCGTTCAGTATTTCCGATTGTAGAGGATAGCCGCAAATAGGCTTCATTTGCCCCTGCAACATCCATCTGTTCAACAGCCCGGTTCAAGTTTTGCTGTTCCTGAACCGCCTGATCCAACTGCCCCCGCAACTGTTCCAATTCGGCGTTTGCAATGTCAGTACCAACATTCATAGGGTTGTTTTCGATTGCCTGAATACGCTGCTGAATAGCCTGTAAACGGTTTTGCATACTGTTCATATCAGCAGCCATATTTGCCGGGAACAAATCAGTTTGTGCCGCCGTAGCAGCAATTTGATTTTGGGTATCGTTCAAAGTGTTCAACATATTGTTTGCACTTTGAACTTCCTGTTGAAATCTTTCAACGCCTGTTCCGGTGAACACTTCCAAATTGTCAGATTGCCATGTAACAGGAACTTCAACCGGGGCTTGCGGATCAACCAAAGGATCAGGAACAACGGGTTCAACGGGAAGTTGTACCGGGGCTGAACTTTGTGGGGCGGTAGGTGAATCGGTGGATGGGGTTTCAATACCCTGCATGGCTGCATCCAATTCCTGAACCGCAATCGTTGCCTGATTGATTGAATCCCTTGCTGCTTCAATAGAAGCGGTATCAACCGGGCTATTCATTGTTTGGTGCAAATCTTCCATTGCGGAAAGCCCCAAGTTTACGGAATTGATAACCTGATACAGAACGCTTGTGAAATTATCCTGTAATTCAATCGCCGTTCTGATTGTTGCCATGCCTATCACCTACCTTTCTTTTTGGATTTACTTTCAATTCGTTGTTTTTCTTTCTTGTCATTTTCCATCTTTACCTTGATAGCTGCCACAACGAAGGCTTTTTCTTGTTCTTCCATTGCAAGGAAAACAGAAGGTAAAATGTGAAGTTTAAGAAGGGCATAGTAAGCAAAATTCGCTTCCCAATCCCCTTCTTCTATTAGTTTTTTGCTTCATCCACCTTTTCATCAAAGGAAACATTGAAGCCCTGAAATTTCTGAACATACGCCGCAAGTTCGTTGTATTCGCCGGGATCGTCAACCATAGCGAAAAGCAAATCTTCCGGGGTTTTTACACCGTAGGAATCCTGTAATTCCGCATCATACAAATCAGGCATTACAACAGAAGCAATAATCATCTTCTGAATGTAAAGGCTGGATTTCATTTTAGGACGGAACATATTGGGCTTACCCGTAACAGGAACTTCAATAGTACAACTTTCACGGATAGTTTCATTTTCCTTTGAACTGATATGACGGAATTCCCATTCAAGGGGCTTACCGTTTTCATCACAAAGGGATTTAGTTACAGGGTGCATTTCATTTTCCTTTGCAACCTTGTTTTCCTTCATAAATTTAGCGAATTTAGACATTTTCTTAATCTTCCTTTCTGTGTATCGTGTTAAGGTAAAAACCCCGTATATGAGCCTATATAAAGCCCACATACGGGGAATTTATTAGTTCGTAAGGAATCCGGTAAGGTTTGCAAATGCTTCCGGCATAGAGAAGTCCTCAAAAGTACCTTCAATTTCTTCATCAAGGTATTCACCGTCAGCATCAAACTTTGCCAAAATACCACCGTCAGTATTGCAATCATAGAAAATGATAGTCTGTCTGCCAGCAGCAGAACCGGGATCATCATTCGTGATCTGCATTTCAAAGTACGCATCAACGCCCGTATTCTTGTAATCAATCAACGCCTGACGCATTACAGACTGATTATAATGGGCTGTACCGCTGAAAGTGCCTTCCATACCGCAAGACTTATGACCTGTCATAATTGCACCCAAACGGGGAACTGCTGCTTTGGTTTTATCAACCTTTGCTTCCATGTCAATCATCTGCATGAAGTTGTAACGGCGTGTTCCAATGGTAATGAAACATTCAGCCAGCTTTGCGGCAATCGTATCTTTGCCCTTCATAACAACATTGTTCATTGATTTTCACCCCTTCCTTTACGCAACGGTAACGGTCATATACAGTTTACCCATTGCGTTCACAACGGTAACTGCATCCGTTACAACAACAGATTTCTTTGTATTGCCCTGTGCAACAGAAACATCAGAATCAGCAAAATCTTCAATAGCACGAATATCATTAAGCTGCTGATGGTGCTTTACAATATCCGACCAAAGGGAAGTTCTTCCGGCGTTATCGTTAGGAACAACACCCAAATACTTTGTATTGAACAGTACCGCAATATCATTTGCAATCTGATCAATTACACGGATTGTCTGATTGTCCTTGAAAATATCGCCCTGCGTGTCAGAAGTAGTAACCATGCTGTTAATATCTTCAAGTACACGCACATCAGAACCGACCTTGTGAAGCGTAAATTCGCCCGCCTTGATAGCAGCCGCCAACTGATTCTGTGTATAGTTGGTATCAACGGTAAATTCACCGTTATAAACCTTGTTCTGATTGCTTCTGTTTACCTCACAACCAGCGGAAACGCCTGTTACCCAATATACAAGGCTTGCTTCACTCCAACCTTCATCAGTTACCTTGTTCTTCACATTGATAGTACCGTAATAATCGGCTGCCTTATTGTAAAGAACAAGCTGGAATTTGATACCCATTTCATCACGCAAACGCTTCACGAAAGAAGCGAAAAGGGTTTTGGTGGTTTCATCAGTAACCACAACGCCCATAGTGTTGTAGGTATAAGATTCAATCTTATCAAGATAAGCCTGATAAGCTGCACCGTCAACCGCACCGTTAGAACCACCGGAAAGAGGGGTTGCAGCGGTAACAGTAAGTTCAGCATCCTTCCAAGTAACGAACTTGTTCGCCACAAGATCAGCAGCCTTTGCAACGGTCTGTTCATCAACAACGGTTGTACCAACCACGGTTTTCACATCAAACAGGCTTGCATCATCTGCGTTTTCCTGAATGGTAATCTTAATATCATTACCACGAACACCCGTATAAAGTGCGGTTGCAAAATCGTTTGCAGCCTTTGCACCCCCGGAAGTCAGCTTATAAGCATAAAGGGTTTTTGTGTTCAAGAAAAGATCACGCAAACCTTTCAGCTTGTCATTGGTATATTCGTAACCAAAGATTTCCATACTGTTCTTCTGAAAATCACCGTTGGTTACTTCAAAAACTTCCCCATCAACACCCCAATCAAGATCAAGGGGCATTGTTGCAATACCTCTTTCGGAAAGGGCTGCGTTTGCGGAAGCTGCCGAAATGAAATTGATATATGCACCCGGCAAATCTTTATTCTGTGTAACGAAAGTTCCACCGCCTAAAGCCATGTTATTTCACCTGTCCTTTCATGTATTTTTCAATCATTTCTTCCACGGCGTTCACCGTGTACTGTTTATCAGGGGAAAGAATTGCGTTCACAATATCCTTCCTATCCTGAAAGCGTTTTGCAGCAAGCAACTGTTCTTTTGAAAATAAACTTTCAACCTTTTCAGGTTCGGTTACAGTTGCAGCCTTCTTTTTAGCTGCCATTCACATCACCTTATCCTTTCACGCTGATATTTTGTGATACATCTTCCATAGGAACGGAATCAACCTTCCTGTAAACGAACATATCGTAATTCACAAAGAAGTTCAAAACACCATCCACTATTTCAGATTTCATCTTTGAACCACGCACCAAATCCCCGGTAACGGTTATCCATTCAAGGCAAAATTCCATTCGTTCAGCAACAGCATGACATTCAGCCTTTGGGTTCTGTTTGTCTGCCGGGAAATACTGAATACAGAACTGATTTTCCCTAAAATACCGCTTTCCAAGAAAAAGGTTATGTGTTGGATTGATACAGGAAATAAAAAAACAAGGTTCTTCCAAACCCTGTTTTACTTCCTCTGTATAATTTTTGTAGCTATCACCAAATTCACCGTTTAGGGAAACGCTGATAGCATTGGTTATTAAATTTATTGAATCCATTACTTCATACACTCCCCTAAAAACTTTTTGATTTTAGCTTCAAGCACTTTGGGGGCGATTTCCTGAATTTCCTGTTCCGAAATCGTCAGCATAAACCGACCTTGAACCCACCCTTTATGATCCGGTGTTCGGTGTCCGTACTCCACATAGGAAGCATATTCCACCGGGTTCACAATCTCAATTACAAGGGTGTTTCCAAAGTGATTGATTGTAAGGGTATCGGCGTAAGCCTTACCAGCCGAAATTGAACCTTTACCCGAACCACCAACGGCTTCTTCATGGGTTTTGGAAGTCCAGCCCCGGCGAAGTGTACCGCCTTTTTTACCTGAACTTTTGGGGTATTCCCCAACGGGTGTACGCTTTATGACTTTGGCAAGCAAGCGGGCGGCAAGTTCTTTTGCACACGCTTCAATGAAGGCTTCAACATTGCCTTCCTGAATTTTGTTCAACTGCTTTTGCAGCTTTTTCATATCAGCCGCCGAAAACCCGCCCATTTTAGCCATTTAAGCCCACCCCTTGAACTGTTCAAGCATGATTTCCTGATGGGAAGCATAAACGGCGGGTATGCCGCTTGCGGAATATTCCCCCGTAACGCCATTTTGTACTACAACGATCTTTGAACCGCTGTTTATCGTGATTTCCGGTGATATGAATAATTTTGTACCTTGCGAAATTGCCGCTGCTGTATCGGTTTGAACAACGGCGTTCAACTTTTCAAATGACAATTTGCAGGGTTGTTCTTCAAGAACGGTAATTTCTTTATGACGGGTGATTTTTGTTTCGCCATCTGTTACAGCCCTGTATTCCACAATGGAACATACACCTTCATAGGTGCTTTCAATGGCTTTCCTTGCCGCTTTTCGTGCGGCTGCTACATTTACCATCTGATTTTCCTGTAACATGAAAATTCATCCCGCCCGTAAGTTAGAAGGTAACTGACAAAAGCGTTTAACCGCTGTTCCGGTGTCAAGCTACTTTCCCCGGTTGCAAACACGGTGTTGGTATCACCTGTTTGTATCTGTTTTACCGCAAAATCCAAATCAAGCCCTGCAATGTCATTCGGTGAAAAAGTTTTCTTTGCCGTTAAGAACTCACCAATAGCCATATCAACAGCGATATTCACCAGCCCGTCAGGTATGGAAGAAACATTGCAATCATTTTTTATGGTGTTTTCCACCTTCTGAATAGAGAAGTTCAGAATTACTTCATCACCATCTTTCAGGGTGTAACCAAAGGATTGTAACCTTTCCTTTACCTTTTCCAGCATGGGAATCACCGCCTTTTACTTATTCGCTTCCGCTTCCTGAATGATTTTCAGAATGTCAGCCTTCTTTGTAGCTTCACCCAAATCAATGTTGTTTTCCGCTGCATAGGCTTTCAGTTCATCAAGGTTCATTTTGTCGAGGGTTTTAGCATCTGCTTCACCTTCAACTTTATACCCCATACCTTTCAGCTTGAAAGCAAGTTTTTCATCACTTGTTTCAAGAACACCCTTTACAAACTTACAAAGGGGGCGGTTATTTTCACCATCCCAAAGAATATTAGGGGTTTTAGGTTTCTTTGTTACGATAAACATACTATCACCCTACCTTTCTTATACGGTTGCACCCGTAGCAAGCCCAGTAATAGCACCGTGAAGGAACGCCGGACCGTGAGCCAAACCAATCTGACCGTAGATCTGAATCTTATCGGAAGCACCCGTTTTTGCAAGATCTTCCTGAAAGAGAACGCCCTTGCCCGGAACTGCCTGAAATACAGGGGCAATGTGTGCCATATCAGCGATAAGAATAGAATCG